AAGAATAGATTATCATGAGGGTGTTAAAAATGTATGGTCGGTAGAGATGCCAAAGTTTGTGGATTATAAAAAGACAGAAAAAAAAGTTAATAAAAAAACAGTATCGGAGATGGATGACGAATTCCACACAGGAAAGTTTAGAACTTAAAGTACTTAAAGAACTTTATCATAAAACAATAAAGATCTTTGGTCCACCTGGTACCGGTAAAACATATACCTTAATAGAAAAAGTTTTAAAAGGTTATTTAAGAAAAGGCATAAGGCCAAATGAAATAGCATACTTATCTTTTACAAACAAAGCAGTAAACACAGCTGTCTCAAGAGCATTAGAATCATTTCCACAATATAACACTGATGATTTTTCAAGATTTAAAACATTACATACTTATTGTCGAAGATACTTTCCTGAAGAAGTATTTGATCCTAAAGATTGCACAATTGATTTTGCATTACAAACTAAAGTAATTAAAACAAGTGACAAAAGATTAGCAGATGATAATTTTATGTATAAAGATTGGTCACTTGGTGTTTATAGTAAAGCAAGAAATTTATTAATAAGTCCTGAAGAAGCTTACAAACAAGAAAGTTATAAAAGAGATTCACTTACTGTTTTTCTTAGAAAGATTAGTACTTATGAACATTATAAAACTGGTGGTGGAGAAAGATCATTTATAGATTTTGATGATATGATTGAAAGAGCAATAAAAGAAATAGACTTTCCATCGCTAAAAGTTTTAATATTAGATGAAGCACAAGATTGTACACCACTACAATGGTCAGTTATTTATAAGATGGCTCCTAAAGTAAAAAGAATTTATTTAGCAGGAGATGATGATCAAGCAATATATAAATGGAACGGAGCAGATCCAAAATATTTTACAAAATTTTTTCCAGGTCGGAAAGTAAAGTTAAGAAGAACAAGAAGATTTGGAGAGGCTATCCATAGTTTCTCACAAATAATTAGAAGAGGTATAAGCGATAGTGAAGAGAAAGAATATCTACCTGGTGGTAAAGATGGATATGTTAAAGCTTACTTATCATTCAAAGAAATTCCTTTTGAAAAATTTAAAGAGGATTGGTACATATTAGGTAGAATAAATGAGACTGTTAATGAATTAAGAATGTTAGCTAAGGATGCAGGGCTTTACTATAAAGACAATAAAGGAACTAAATGTTTTGATCAAAAACAATGGGAGTCTATTAAGGCATGGACTGCAATAACAAATAACAAAAAGATAGATAAAAAAGCAGCTCGTATCATGTATAAACATATAAGAGAGCTAGAAGATCCTGCTTATAGATTAGATAAATTTTGGAGAGCACAACCTGATTTTAAGGAATATAATTTCGAAGATTTAAAAGAATGGTGTGGTCTTACATTAGAAGATAATCAAAAAACTAAACCTTGGTATTGGATATTAAGAAGAAATTTTAAACCTAAACAAGTAAGACACTTTATAAGATTATTAAGAAGATATGGCCAAAAAGAATTAGATAAAGATCCGTTAATAACTATAGATACAATACACTCTGTTAAAGGTGGAGAAGCAAATCATGTAGTGTTATACGGTAAAGGCAATTACCCATCCGATTACAAAAATAAAAATAAAAACGATAAAAGCGATGAACGTAAGGTTTGGTATACTGGTGCAACTAGAGCAAGAAAAACTTTACATTTATTAAGATCTGACTATAAGTTTAATTACCCAATAGGACAAGATTATTTAGTTTATATACAAGAAAAAAATGAAAAATAATTTAGAAGATTTTATTTACATCAAAAGAATTATACCTAAAGTTTTTTGTGATAAAATTATTAGAGAAATAAAAGATTTAAATTGGGAAAAGCATAAGTGGTATAAGGGTAAAGAAAAGATTTATGACGAACCTGATAAAACAGAATTAGAAATATTATTTTCTACCGTAGAACAACACAAATTTATTCAACCTTTTATTAGCAAAGCTTTAGATGAATATCAAAATATTCCTCATATAAATCCATTAAAAGAAAAATTTTTAAATAACTTATCTAGACTAAGATTTAATAGATATACAACTGATACCCTCATGAAACCACATTATGATTTAATTAGAGATATTTGGCCAAGTGGAGATTCAGGAGTGCCCATCGTATCTATTGTAGGTAATTTAAATCATAATTATCAAGGTGGAGATTTTTATATACGAAACAAAAAATATGAGTTAAAAGATGGATATATTATGTTATTTCCATCTACATTTATTTTTAATCATGAAGTTAAAGCAATAACCAAAGGAGAAAGATACTCTTTTGTATCTTGGGCATTTTAATGACAGATAAAAATATGTTTGATGAAACTTTTCCTGATGGAAAACAAGTAGGGGGGTCTCACTATAAAAAATTTGTCATACAACCTTGGACATTTATTAGAAAAAATAATCTAAATCCGTTACAAGCAAACATAATAAAATATGTTTGTAGATATATAGCAAAAGGTAAACCTTTAGAAGATTTAGAAAAAATTAAACACTATTGTGATTTAGAAATACAGCATCTCAAAGAAAAATATAATGAAAGAAAAAGAAAAAATTAAATGTTCAAAGTGTGAAAAAAATGCAGTCATCATTGAAGATAAAATTCACTATTGTGGCGATTGTGCTGTTAAGCAGTTTATTGACAGGGTGCATGAAAGATTACAATCTAAACCCAGGAACCACAGTATTGAGAATAATGTTCAAGGATCTAAATGAGTAACGGATTACAATTGACTTTAACTTTTAAAAAATCCATGTGGAATACACCGAGTGAATACAAAGATTTATCTCAATACAAAGAGATAGCGATTGACTTAGAAACTAAAGATGATGGCATTAACGAAAAGTTAGGAGCTGGTTGGGCTTTAGGTAAAGGTGAAATAGTGGGGTTTGCAGTAGCAGTTGAAGGTTGGAAAGGTTATTTTCCATTTGGTCATCTAGGTGGTGGCAACATGATACCTGAACAAGTAAAAAAATATATGAAAGATGTATGTGCATTACCATCAACAAAAATTTTTCATAATGCTCAGTATGATGTAGGTTGGTTAGAAGCATCAGGTATCACGGTCAACGGACCTATTGTAGATACAATGATAGCTGCAGCACTAATTGATGAGAATAGATTTTCATATTCATTAAATGCTTTATCCGTAGATTATTTAAATGAAATAAAAGCTGAAACAGAATTAAGAGAAGCTGCAGCAGCTCATGGCATAGACCCAAAAGCAGAAATGTGGAAATTACCTGCAGAGCATGTTGGTTATTATGCAGAACAAGATGCAGAGTTAACTTTAAAATTATGGCAGAGATTTAAACAAGAAATTGCAACACAGAGTTTAACTACTGTTTGGGATATGGAGCAGCAACTGCTTCCGATACTAATAAAGATGCGTCAACGAGGTGTGAGAGTGCAAGTGGAAAAAGCTGCAGAATTACAAAAAGAAATGATGAACCAAGAAAAAGAAATATTACAGGCCATAAAAAAAGAATCAGGAATAGAAGTAGACATTTGGGCATCACGCCAGATTGCCAAAGCTTTTGACAAACTGAAGTTAGACTATCCACGAACTGAAAAAACAAAAGAACCTTCCTTTACACAAAATTGGTTGATTAATAATAAAAACAAAATAGCACAACTTATTGTAAGTGCAAGAGAGGTAAACAAATTTCACGGAACTTTTTTATCATCAATCATGAAATACCAAATCAACGGAAGAATTCATGGAGAGATAAATCAATTAAGAGGGGATAATGGAGGCACCGTTTCAGGTAGACTATCAATGTCTAATCCAAATTTGCAACAAGTTCCAGCAAGAAATAAGGACTTTGGCCCTAAAATTAGAAGTTTATTTATACCTGAAGAGGGTTTTAAATGGGGTAGTTTTGATTATTCTCAACAAGAGCCAAGAATGACTGTGCACTATGCAGCCTCTATAGGTGATGGATATGAAGGGTCAAATGAATTGGTAAATGCATATCAAAATGCTAGTGCTGACTTTCATCAAACAGTTGCTGACTTAGTAGGTATAGAAAGAACTCAAGCAAAAACTATTGGTTTAGGTTTAATGTACGGTATGGGTAAAAATAAATTAGCAATTTCATTAGGAGTTACAAAAGATGAGGCTAATGAATTAATAATTAAATATAATAAAAAAGTGCCTTTTGTAAAAAAACTTTCTGATAGATGTAAGTTTGCAGCAGATGAAAAAGGTGTAATTCGAACAAAAAAAGGTAGAAAGTGTCGATTTGATTTATGGGAAACTAGGGACTTTGGTTTACATGTGGCAGAGAAATATGAAGACGCAGTTGCTAAATATGGTAAAGATAATATTAAAAGAGCATATACCTACAAAGCTTTAAATAGATTAATTCAAGGATCTTCTGCAGATCAAACGAAACAATCCATGTTAGATTGTTATGAGGCAGGTCATTTACCTATGTTACAAATACATGATGAATTATGTTTTAATGTAAAAGATGATTCTCATGCAAAAGAAATTAAAAAAATAATGCAAGATGCTATAGAGTTTAAAGTACCAAGTGTTGTTGATTATGGTCTTGGAGAGAGTTGGGGAGATGCTAAATAAAAATTTACCACATAATAACGATGACATGATAGCTTATGCTGCAGGTCTTTTTGATGGAGAGGGTAATGTAAATTATGCTCAGTATAAATGTAAAAAACCAAATGGAAAAGTTTATTTAAAATGGAATGTAGCTATGGAAATTGCCATGACAGATTTAGATTGTATTAAAAATTTTTATGACATTGTACAAACTGGATCAATACATTTTAAAGGTAAGGGTAAAGGTTCTTTAAATAAAAAAGATCAATGGAGATGGAGATGTTCTCATCAAAAAGCTTTGACTCTTGCAAAACTATTTATACCTTATGCAGTCAGTAAAAGAGAAAAATTATATAAAATTATAAATCACTATGAATTTAAAAAGCCGACAGAATCCCTAAGTAAAAAGTTTCCTTTTTTAAAAACCAAAAAAATTTAACCAGCTGCAGCTAAATTTTCTTGCACATCTTGATATTTGATCGCATTTCTTTTTGATCTAATATCTCTTTCTGTTTTAAGCATATCAACTGTACATAGACCTTTGTCTAAAAAATCAGTTGACCACTTACTTTCAAGTTCTTGAAGTTCTTTCAACAACTTTATTTTTTCAGGACTCATTTTAGTTCCTCATAAGTTATGTGAACTCTTTTATTACCAGTGAAACCATCATCAGTAATTTCAACTAGTCCTTGGTTCACTTTTTCTGACACTGTTAAAATCGCAGCAGTGCTTGTGGCAGCATCAACTACAGTGTCTATTTGCTGTCCTCCCATACAAGCTCTTATACGATAAGCTGTCATAAGATATTATAAGATATTTCAAAGGAATGGTCAACATTATAGCCCTCTTCATCAATAGCCATACAATGCACCCTATAATCGTCCATAAAGCCTCCTAATTCCTCTATTTTAGATTTATATGACCTTCCTACCTCAATTGCTTTTTCTCTACATTTAGTGGCACTTTTTATATTATCTACCAAATATTGACTACACTGTGTGCCAACATCATGAAAATTCCAACACATACTACCTAATAATATAAATTTTAAGATCATATTAAATTGAAAGGTCTACACGCAAATGTTGTGTAAATTTTAAATTCATTTATTTTATCGATACCAATTTCTTCAATTTTTTCAATAGCTTTGTTATATCCTGCTAACTGACATGAATATAAATTATCAAAAGATTGTGGAAAAGTATGTGGATTTACACATACATTATCAATCATAGAACATAGTGTTATAGTTAAAAAATATTTCATAATTTTATTGACTTTAATTTTTATCCCATGTATTTAAGATTTCATGAAAAACAAAAAGAGTAAAAGTCTTATACTAGATAATATCATTTCTGAAGTCGATGAACAATTGGGACTTATTCCCTCACATGATTTTGATGGTAGTCCCATCGAAGATTCACTTCATATGGATATGTATGTAGATTCTATAGCAGATATACACTTTGTAGATGGCTTAGGTAGAAAACATTATCCATTTAATAAAACGATTGCTACATATTTAGTTGAGGATGAATTAGAATGTCGATTAAATGAACCAACAGAGGAGGATAAAAATGTCGATAAAGAAAACAATTAAATTTACGACTGGTAGTATAACATTACCACCAACTTCTAGTGCAAGTGTTCATCCACCAATAGGTGTAAAACCTGAGGGTGATGTAAATTTAGAAGCTGCATTAGATAGACTGGGAGATACCATTAAAGGTTTACTAAAAAATATGGATACACTTCAAAAAAATTTAGATAATTTAACAGCTGAAAACAAAAGACTAAAAGATGCTTTGGGTATAGTTGAATCACCATTAGTATTAACAGAGGACATGGAGGTCAAAGATGGACATTAATAAATGGAAATCAGTTGCAATTAAAAAATATGATTACGATCTATTAAAAGGACTTTGTAAAGATAAGTTTAGAGCACCAGGTGCAATGATATCTAAAATACTAAGTGACTATGTAGATCATCAAGCTAGAAAATTAAAAATTCCTAACGCAACATATCGAACAAAGCTTTTAAATGGAGCTGCAGATGGATCTAAAAAAAATAAAGGGTAAAGAATTTTTTACTATAGAACTTGATCTTGAAAACAATAACGTAACTTTGTACGTTAATGGGCAGTTAAGAAATAAGATACATAGTATTAAATCAGAATCATTATTTGATCGAATGTTAAAAATTGCAAAATTAAAATTTCTTAAAATGAGAGATAGAGTTGAGCAATAAACTTAAGGTATTAGATTTATTTAGTGGAATAGGTGGTTTTAGTTTAGGTCTTCATTCTACTGGAATATTTGATACAGTAAAGTTTGTTGAGTTTGATAAATTTTGTCAGAAAGTTTTACAAAAAAATTTTCCTGATGTACCAATAGAAGGAGATATAAGAGATGTCAAAGGACAAGAATTTGAAGCAGATGTCATTACTGGAGGATTCCCATGTCAACCATTCAGTGTTGCAGGAAGACAAAAAGGGACAAACGACAACAGATATCTCTGGCCTGAAATGTTTAGACTCATTAAAGAAATTAAACCAGAGTTCGTTATTGGGGAGAATGTGCAAGGAATTATTAACCTCCAAGACGGCATGGTACTCCGACAGGTGCAGGACCAACTGGAAGGTGAAGGTTTCGAAGTCCAATGTTTTCTTATTCCAGCTTCAGGCTTCGGTGCTTGGCACCAAAGGAACAGAGTCTGGATTATTGGCCACTCCAAACACAATGGACTACTTGCCTCCGAGAAGCGTTCAAGGGACAAAAAAATTGATGGAGGGACACAGAAAGGGAAGAACAAAACCATCGAATCTGAGAGAACAAATGGATCCACAAACAATGGCAATGTATCCAACACCATCGGCAAGTTGTCAGATGGATGTAGTAGCACCACCGGAGACAGTAACAAAGAATTCATCAGGTTGGAGTGTAACGAGGGTTGGGACTGGCAGAAAGTTCGGAGCCAAACTGAACGATGTAGTGAACAAGATGTATCGGACTCCAAACGCATCGGATCACAAGGATCTAGCTTACAATCCAATAACATGCAAAAGAAAGTTGAAACAGATAAGATTACCTCACGAAGTATTAAAAAACAACAAACCTGGTGGACGACTTTCGGCAACCTTTGTGGAATTCCTGATGGGATTTCCCATGAATTGGACAAGGATAGAGCAAACAGAATCAAAAGTCTCGGAAACGCAATCGTCCCACAATGTGCAAGAATAATAGGACTTGCCATAAAAAAAGTATTAGTAGAGGAGAATAGACAATGAGTGCCACTTTTGGTTTTGGTATGTTTGCATACAACATGGTATGTTTATTGATAGGTCTTTTAATAATTTATTATGTTATAAATAAAATTAAATGATGCTAAAATTTTATATTTGGTTGATGGGTTGGTCAGGTACTTTAAGTGCATGGGCTTGGAGAAAACATGCAAAAATAATTAAAGATAAAAAAAGATGACTTTTTTATTGAGTATTTTATTAATAGCATTAATATATGGTGGCATTACATTGTTACTAATGTTTTGGAACAAAGAGGATTTATGAAATATAACAAATTAGCTTACAAAATTTATTGGAGCTTTGATAAAAAACACAGAGAGTTATTATGGAC